CTGGTTGACGAGATAGTCCAGCAAGTCGTTGCTGACGAAGTACGCGGTTCCGCGGATCGTCGCTTCGAAGCGGCCCAGCACCTGCTCCTTGAAGCCGAGGGTGCCGATGCACTCGATCCCGCGCACATTGCTGTTGAACTCCATCGACAGGTCGCTGAAGCACAGCGCGTTCGTGGACCCTGCGACAGTGATCTCCGACACTTCAGGCGCGGCGAACAGCGGGCGCGTGCCCGGGTCCGGGTACGTCGATCCTGCAATCGCAGATTCCACGAAGTCCATCGTACCGCCCGAGTAGTTCACGCTGGCTGTGATCTCGCGACCCGGCGAGATGCTGATCGAAGCGCTCGCCACTGCGGCGCCGTTCACGCGGTGGTAGATGAAGCCGCCCGCCGGGTTCGTGAACCGCTTCTCGAGCGTGTACAGCGCAAGCGTGCTGCCAACCTTGAGCACATGCGCGCTCCAGGTGCCACGCAGCACAGCCGCCAGTGCGTCATCGAAGAACGGATGCCGCGACACGGGCATCTCGATTGCGCCCGTCGTGCGTGCGCCAGTCAGGATCGAGTCCCGCACCTGACCGCTGGGGTCGAGCTCCGGCGAGATGATGGTCGTCGGCTGGAAGTTCAGCGACTCGCTGGACAAGCGAGCCAGCATGAATGCCGGGTTGCTCGGGGTGACAGGCGGCGCACCGGTTTCACGGACAGCACCAAGCTGGAAGACGTCTGCGGAAATAACAGTCATTTGAGGACCTCGCTATGCAAGTGTTGAAAGCCTATGTAGTAAGGCCGCTACTTTCCAGGACTCACGCCACCCTCGCCACATCCAATGTGTAAGAGCATGATACGCTAGCCAAGAACCAATTGCCACTCTCAGTGGCGTCGGTGTTGGGCGGCTCGGCGGCGTCGATTCGCAGATCGCCAAACTGCGCCCCCACGGGGATCTGCACCGCGATGCCTTGCAGCGCGGCACGATAGAGTTCTGCGGCATCCATCGGGTCGCCATCACCCCGGCCCGACAGGCCCAGCACGATGATATTCACCATGCCGTATTCGCGGAAAATCGGGTTCGCGCCGATGGTCAGCCGCTCCTCGGACGCGTTGGCGAACTCCAACGTCGTCCACAGGTCTGGCATGTTCTGCGGATTCGGCATCGAGTTGATCGTCTCGAGGTACGGCACCGAGGGCACCGCAGCAGGCACGAACGTCCTGAACCACTGGCGCACTGCACGCGAAGACATGGGTCAGCCCTTCACAAGCAAGCGGTACCCGAAGACCCCGGTACCCAGGTCGATCTCGGTGACGCTGAGTACGGCATGGTCTTGGCTGTTCCAACGCACTCGGTCAAACTTCTGCGGGCCTTCGGCCGGCAAGTCGCTGGCGCGTACCATCACCATGTACCGCGTCTGGTCGTAGGACTGTTCCGTACGGTCGAACAGACCCAGGATCTTCGGCCGCTTGCAGAATGCCTTGCAGGTGATATCGGGCGTAACCCCGTCGTTCGACTTGAGCGTGACTTCGCGGCCGAACGCAACGATAGAACTGCCCCAGACGTCTTCAGCCATGGCAGGGATACCGGATGGAAACGTAACAGTCATTGCGACCCCATCACGTACTTGTCGACCTTGTAGTAGTCCAGAACGAAGGCCCACTGGCCGACCATCGCTTCTGGCCCGCTGGAAGCAGACGTCGCGCCGCTGCCCGTTTCGAAGGACATGCTCATGGCGTCGAACATGGTCATGCTCTTCAACGCACCCGACGAACTGGCGGCAGCAATCTTGCCCCCGTTCTCGTAGATGGCAATGGCGATATTTGAGATGACCCCGGCCAAGTCGGCGGGCGTCGTGTCAGCGGTGAACCCGGGCATGTACTTGATCTCAAGCTTCGCCACCGAATACCGCTGAGACATGAACATCAAGATCGCGGTCTTGGTGTCGAACGTGTACTCCGTGGTGGGAAGCACCACATCGTCCACTTTCACCGAGACGAGCGCTGCCGGGTACTCGGGCAAGCGCACCAGCCTGAAGTTCGACAACTGGAACCGCGCGTACGTCTTGGGTGACGCAGGGTCTTGCTCGATAGGCGTGCGGATGTACGCCTCGACCAGCATCTGCGCGGTCAAGCTCGACCGCTCGAGAACGGGGTCGATTGCCGGGTCAGCCGAAAGCGGTAGACCCAGGATCTCTTTCAACGTGTCGATTTGAACAAGCATGGATTACCTCAAGCGCAGCCAGTGTTCGTTGTCCTGGTTGGACATATACGGCGGGCGCTCCTTGGTGGCGCGCTTCGACATCCAGATAGAACTGGCGTATGTGACGATGGTATTCTTCGAGTAGGACCTGTTCTCTTCGTACTCGCCTTCGAAGCCAGCCTGGAACTGCACCCCATGGGCGCCGTCCTTGCCGTCCTTGCCTTCCTGCCCGCGCTTGACCACCAACCGCCACGCCTCAGGAGACTTTGACGGTTGCTCACCGGTGGTTTCTTTCAACGCGATCCACATCGAGCCAGCATAGGTCACCACATCCGCGGGGTCGTACGCCGCCTCCGATGAGTAGACGTCACGGTAGACCATGGCCGGCACTTCGATGGCGGAGCGCACTTCGTCGCCGTTCGTCAGCGCTGCGATCACTTCGACGGACCGCAGGTTGTTTGTGGCGTGCACTGCCACGCTCGAAACCCCCGCCGCAATAGCCTGCCAGTCGGGCGAGCGGGGCGCTGGCGCGGCTTTTGTGCGCCGGGTGGCCTGCCACGCACCCCCAGCGTGCGAAACCAGCGCCAGCCGTTCGTAGATGCACCCCTCGATGAAGGGCTCGACGGCGCCCATCTGCCCAGCGGGACCGGGCTCGCCGTCTTTGCCGTCCTTGGGTACGGGCAGCGCAGCGACCGCCCGCGACACTTCGTCACGCACATTGGCAGCGAGAGCCTCCCGCACATTGGGTACGAGGGTGTTGACTTCTTCGATAGCGACAGTGCGGGCTTCGTCCGCTAGCGCCCGCATGTCTGGCACCGGCACCTTGATACCCTTGACCGCCTCGGCAATCGCGGCGTCAATGAGCGCAGGGTCGGGCTCGGACTTGATCGTCACCGTTCGCGGCTCGGCATTTTGCAACTCCACCAGCGACGATTGCAGGGTCTGCGCGAATTCTTGCACGCTATATGCGGTCTGCTTCAGCGCGACGCGCTCCTCGATTCCCTCAGCAAGCACTTTGCGGGTATCGTCCATCGCCATCTCGAGCCCGGCCAATCGGGCTAAGGTGCCGCTGAGATCAGCAGCGATAACGTCACACACCTTTTCCGTAGCGCCGACCCGATCCGCAGCCGAGTCGATACGGGCGGCGAGTCCGCGGCCGATATCCGTCAGCTTGCTAGTTTCCGCCATGGTGTCCATCGCGAGCTGATACGCTTCGCGCATCTTCACAACGCACGACGTGAGTTCTTCGCGAAGTTTGTGGTCCGCAGTGACGAGGAACTCGACGTCTTCGCTCTGCTTGGCAACAGCCGAATCCAGGGTCTGCCGCAACGTCTCGACGCTGGCGGACAACGGCCCCAGCGTGCGGTGGACGGCGACCAGTTGCGCGCCGTGGTCGTTCGTCAGGTCGCGCAGCGTGTCCTTGATGGCGGAGACCTGCTGTTCGCTAGCGGCGCGAGTCTCACGACACGCTTCCTGCGCGGCTTCCACATCGGAGTTGGTCTTCGCCACGGCGCGGCCCCAGGCTTCTTGCGAGTCGCCAAGGTCAGCCTTTGTCGCCAGCATCGAATCCGCGTACTTCGCAAGGTCCGCGATCTTCACATCCTGCGCGGCGCACACACCCCGCAGCTCAGCAGCGGCAGCATCCACTGCGGCGTTGCGCACTTCCATGTCAGCGCGCAACTTCTCGGTGGTCGATTGCAGTTCGGCCATCTTGCCGAGAAGCCCGCCGACCGCTTCCGTGAACAAAGTGCCGACGATACTCCGAAGCGTTGGGGCCAGGAACAGCCCAACCTGTTCCGCCATCATGACTACGTTCTTATCCACGCTCATGCCCCCGCTTGTGTGGTCGCAGCCGAAAGGATCTTTGCGTGCACCCGCGCAATGTAGTCCTCGGTAGCGTCTTCCACGGTTTCATCCTCGTCTTCCTCGTCGTCATCTTCCGGCTCGGGTGCTGGGGCGGGTGCCGCAGGGGTGCCCGGTGGCTTGGCCCCCATCGCAGCCGCAGCCGCAGCGTTGATCGTGCTCAGCGGTACGTACTGCATCTGCAGGCGCGGCTCCTCGCCGCCCTTGACCGGCGGCAGGTCTTCATCCGCCCGAACTTCGTTGATCGACTTGATACCGGCGTTGAGCGCCTTGGAGTGGGTGTCGTACCGCAGATCCGTCTCGAGGCGGAACAGGGGCGACAAGTCGAACTCGATCTCGACGCCGCCGCTCACTTCGAATTTCTGGTTGAAGCACTGCTCCAACGCTTCGATGTGGTAGGACAGACACCCTTGGTAGTACATGCGCGCCAGTTGCTCACTGTTGCGGTAGGTCAGCTTGGTCTCGCCCAGCATGAATGATGGCACCCGATAGACCCGACCGATGTCCTCAACAGTGAACCGCAGTTGCTCGATCAGCTGCGCATCAGCTGCGTTGATCGTCAGCGGCTTCCATTCGAGCCCGCTGCCAAGCACCGCCACCTTGCCGAAGCCGAGACCAGAATAGTTGCCGTCCCACTCTCTTTTGAGCCGGTCGGCTGTCGGCGGCGGTATCTCCCCAGGAGCAGTCAGCGTGCCGCTGGCACGACTCATGTTCTGGAAAAACTGGTCCGAGTTCGCGGAGATGCTGTTGCCGATGGATGCGCTGACCGCAGCGGCGTACAGCGGGCTGACCCCGATGAGTGGGTGGAAAAGCGTGATGGCCCGGTCGTGAATGATGTCGCGGGCTGGGATGTACAGGTCTTCAGTCAGCCTGTTCAGCCGGTCGGCCTTCACGTGATACCACACGGAGCCTTCTTCTGTGACAGCAGGCGTCACCGTCGTCGGGTCCAGGGCGTGCATCGACTCCGGCACGCCTCGCGCATCGCGGAACAAGATGGTGTACGCGTTGCCTGTCCAGAGTTTCGAGCCGAGGTAGTGCTGCAAGAATTGCAGGCTGGTCTGGTAGTTGTTCGGCTTCGTGAACAACCGCGTCAGCGGGTGGTTCACGTGGGGCTCGCGCCCCTCGCCGGTAGCGCGGGGCCGCATCACGCGAAGCGGCAGCTTCGAAATGTCCGACCCGATATTGTTGATGCAGGTGTAGACCGCGCTGTGCGAGAGCGGGCTCTTTCGCTGAGCGCCCCCGGACTCGCGGCTGCTGTTCTGCCATTCGCCGGCGTAAGTCTCACGCGGAGCGACGCCAGCGCCACCCCATAGCGAAGAGAAAAAGGACTGAACGAGCACCGGCAGGTAGCTCTTTGTCAACCCTTGAATTTTCTTAGGCGCGGCCATGCCAGCCTCTCAGTGAGGGGTTAGCGGTTGCGTGCCGCACGATGAAGGTACTGCCCACGCTTCGGCGCAGGGACTGTGTCCTTCTTGGTGTCCTTGGCAGTGTCGACTTCCGCCATGGCCGAGTCTTCGGTCTCGGCAGTCATGCTGCGATCTTCCTTCGGGGGCTGCTTCGGCTTCGGGACGCGCTTTGCCAGATGCAAGGCGACCATGTCCGCGGCGTCCCCGTCGTTGTCCACTAGGATCTGCTCCCCGCGGACATACCACTTGCCGCCGTAATTCTGGTACCCGAGTGCTTCCATCAGAACGCCCATGGTCTACTCGATTCCTGTATGTGACTGCACTACACACAAGGAAAGGGGCCGGAGCCCCTTTCCTACCCATACGAACTCAGGCGATCAGTAGGTCACCATGTCGATGAGGTACACCGCCGCATCGCGGCGGCGCTGCCAGTAGACATACCGTTCGGCGCGGATGCCGACGAGGTTGTTCTGCCACAGGCTGACCAGCGACTGCGCTCCCGCCGACGGGGCCGTGTCCATCTGCAGCGAAGCTTCACGCGACACATCCAGCATCGTCTCGCCGTCGTCCGCCATGAAGACTTCGGCAGCGTCCATCAGCACGATGTAGCCTTCGGTCCCGCCACCAGCGTTCTGGTCGCGCAACGGGACGTTGTTCGACGCGATCACCGGGTAGCCCAGCAGACGCCCAGCGTTCAGCTCATCGCGGAATGCGTAGATGTCTTGCGCGGTGCGCAGAGTGCGCAGGAAGTTGAACGCCCGGTTGTGCATCACCCAGTACGGGGCACGCATCCCGATGTTCGCCACTGCCAACGCGGTCAGCGCAGCGTTCAGGTCCGTCGTCACCGCCGCCACCGTCGCACCCGTCGCATCCACACCGGTGATGCCGTTCGTCACGGCGCCCGGCGACACATCCGCCGAAGCCGCGATGGTCGGGTCGATGAACTGGACGTCCATGAATTGCGCGATGGTGTCCAGCAGGTCTTGACGCACCGTGGCTTCCGCCGACGGGGTAGACAGGCGGGCCAGTTCGTCCGTGATGGCGATGATCGCAGCGATCTTCGCGTGCGGGACAGACACCGTGTCGAATGCCAGCTTGGTCACCGGCTTCGGAGCAGCCTGCCCGACCCAACCGACCGTCGAGCCAGAGGTCTGGCGCGGCATGCGGACATTGAACGGGATGTTGCGGAACCCGGTCATGCGGCCGATGATGGTCAGCGGGCGCAGCAGTTCGATCATCTCGTTCTGCATGTCCTGGTACGGAGCCAGGGGCTTCGCCCAGTTCGTGTCCGTCGTGGTACCGGCGGCGACCGCAGCACGCAGGATCTGCTCGATCTCAGGCGAGGTCGTGCCCCAGCGCTGCTTGGCGACTTCCGCGGCGCCCATGATGTTGCCCTTGGACGCAGCCAGAGCCATGGCGTACCGGGTGAACGCGGTGCCCTTCGGCAGCGAACGGTGCACGGTGATCTTGGCGGGGTTGCCGATGTCCACCGAACCCATGCCTGCCTGCACATTCACGCCCTCGGCGCCGGCACCGACGCCAGCGGCGGACTGCGTGGTGCGGACACCACCCAGGCTGGCGCGAGCCAGCACGTTCACGTTCTCGATTTGGCCGTCGAGACTCTTGATGATGTCCTTCTGCTTGTCGAACTCGGTCTGCTCGGCACCGTCGAAGGTGCGCTCTTCAGCGGCAGCCTTGTCGAAGATGGCCTGCATCGCGGCGACGGCAGCTTCACGCTGACGCTGCATCGCTTCGAGCCGTTCTTGGATCGTCTTCATTGCGTATTCTCCAGATTGTTGAAACAGTCAGTTCACTTGTTGCTCGAAGCGCCGAGCCTTGTCATCTCCAAGACAGCACGTTGGCGGGCAAGGTGAGCCATCGCGCTCGGTGCCCGGAGCGGGCTGAACACCCGCTGCAAGTGCTGTTCGGAAATACCCATCGCCTTGGCCGTCTGCAACGCCATCGGATTGGCGGGCACGGTGACCAAAGAATTCTCGAGAAGCTCTTGGCCGACGTACTCGACGCCGGTGATCATGTCGTTCTTCTCGTCACGAATGTAGTTCGGTTGCTTGGTGGGCAGAAAGCCCACGCTCACAGCACGCACGATTTTCTGATCCATCAGCTTGCGCAGCGTGTCGATGAACGGCGAGGTACCTTCCTCGGCCATCTTGATGCGCACCATCAGCTTCTGGCTCTCGGTCCAAACCTTGGTCGCGAGGCCGACGGGGTTGTCTTTCTGGTGGGCGAACAGGATCACCGGGTTCGCCTTGTAGTTCTTCAGCTCCCAGCCGGAAACCCGGATGACGTCACCGTAGCGGTCGACCGTCTCGTCCGAAGCCACGTACTCGTACGTCCCATCGGGCAGCTTCTGGATATCGGAGGCTTTGTAGACGATCTGTGGTTGCATGGCGGCTCGCCTATTCACAAGTTGCAGAAATGTACCATAGAAGACCAGGCGCGTACAGACCCTAGCGTTCTTTGATGTCGAACCACACGGTGCGGTCCTCGATACGTGGCGGGGTATTGGTCGTTGTGATGCGGTACGTGGCGGAGGCGTACGCCCCTTCGACCGTCAGGTCGCCGGCCGACAGCCATGCGATAGCGTGCGTGGCCGTGAAGCTGAACGAGTCAACCACCAGCCCGCCAGACACGATAATTTCCAGGTCTGCGATCTCGTCGCTGACTGGCGCCAGGAACGCTGTGAAGTCCACCGTGTAATCGAGGACAGCATTCGGATCCTTCTCGATCACGTACTTGTTGCCCTTGAGTCTGAACTTGTCGGTAGCCATTTGGAAAGCCCTAGTTACGAGGAAGCTGTGCGGTCTGCGGCCGATGCTACGAAGACCCGGTCACTGGCAGAAACGACATGAGTGCGTTCACTAGCAGGGACAACGTAGGTGCGGTCGCTGGACGGGACGATGAACCACCGAGGCGAAGACACAGTGTCTGCGCTAGATGAGTCTACCGCCGCAGCGACTTCCGCCTTTGCTGCCCCGTGCAGCGTTATATCACCGTTCTGTTGCGCGAGCAAAGAACCAGACTCGGCCTGCGCGGCGACCCAAGAACCCGAAACGCTCGATGCGTCAACCGCGTCAACCGTCTCGAGCACCCCATCCAGCAGGTCTGAGAAGGTCAGCGAGTTCGTCGTGGACGTAGCGGAAGCGACCTCCGCCACTGCCGCTGCGGCGAACACCACCGTTGCGCTGGCGGAGGCCGTGGCCGTAGCCGTAGCCGACTCTGTACGCGCGCCCACAGCCGCTACGGATGCGGACTGTGCGTGTGCAAGGGTTGCAGTCTCAACGCGAGCGGCAGCAGAAGCCCCGGCTGTCCAGTCTTGCACAGAGACAAGCGGCGCAGATTCTGCTATCGCCGCAACATGCACGCCCAGTGCAGACTGTGTGTGCGTAGGACTGGTTGACTCGGCACCCGCCCCGATGCGTTGACCGAATGCAGAGTTCGATGTGTCCGTCGGACTGGTAGACTCATGCCGCGACGCCAGCCGCAGTTCTTCGAACAGCGCAGCCTGCGTAGAAGCTGCGGTAGTAGTCTCAACGAGCGCCGCTGACGTCGTGACCGTAGCCGCCTGCACAGAGGCAGCCGAAGCCGTCTCCGCGACATTGCGAGCCGCCCACGCCGCGGAGGCCGCACTGGTGTCCGTAGCACTAGTCGATTCCAGCGCCGTACGGCCATAGTCTGAGTCGACGGCAGACGAGTCCGTAGCCGCAGCAGTTTCTACCCTGGCGGATGTTGTGCCCCAGGTCGCGTTGGATGAGTCAAGCGCCGTTGCTGTCTCAGCTCGCGCCGCAGCAGTCGCGTACGTGCTGGACACTGAATCGAGCGGAGAAGTAGCCTCTACACTCGCTGCCGACGTTGCCAGGGTCGCAGCCTGCGCGTGTGACAGGGATGCAGACTCGCTCCTCGTATCCGCGAGCGACGAAAAGACCGCGCCCGTAACCGTCTCAACTGGCGAAGTCGTTTCAGCACGCGCCGCACTGGTCGCCCAGGTGGCATTCTGCGCACTCGCGGCCGCAGCGGTTTCAGCCTGCGCTGCCACGCCGGCCATCAAGACTGACTGAGCGTGGTCCGCAGTTCCGTATTCTGCGACCGAGTCCGACAGCGCGGAGGAGACACTGCCGTTGCTGGTATCAGTCGCAGACGCTGTCTCGACCCGCGCCGCGCTGGTCACCCAGGTGACGGATTGCGTGCTTGTGGCGGTAGTAGTCTCTGCCTGTACGCCGACTGCGGCCAGGGTGGCAGACTGCACGTGCGTCGGCGTCGTGGTCTCGTTGCGCGAGTCTGAAAGCGCTGAAGATTCGCTGGCGTCGGTATTGTCCAGCGCCGAAGCGGTCTCAGCCTGCGCCGCCACCATAGCGGCAGTGGCAGCGGGCGCGTCTGCCGGGCTGGTAGTTTCCGCCCGCGCCACTGCGGTTGTGTTGGCAGCGGAAGCGGTTTCAGTTGGGCTTGTAGACTCAGCCCTAGAGTCACTGTACTCGGTACCGGCAGACTCAGTCGCAAACGTCCCAGTATCGACGTTTGAATAGACTAGGTCATCTTGGTCCCACAGGAACGAAATGCCGAACGTCGTGTCATCCGGCAGTCCTTCGGCCAGACTGGGCCAATCGAACGGCGCAGTCGTGACCTCTGGAGCGGTAGTGTTTCCGGCCCAGATGGCGGCGTCACCGTCCCCATCCAGCCCCGCTTTGATCTGGGCGCGGCCAGTGTCGTTGTTCGCTGGCGCAGTCTTCGCTACGTCGTAGATGACGCAGTACAGCAGCGCGCCCCCTGCCCCAGTATCCCCGTCCTGCGCGCTGCTGGCGCTTGTAGACTCGGCTAGCGCCGCTGCCGTCACCACCCCAGACGAGCCCGCGTCCGTTAACGTAGAGGACTCGACCCGGGCCGCTGATGTCGCGTTGCCGCCAGCGGGTGTGTCCGCCAGAGTTGATGACTCGACGCGGGCCGCTGCCGTTGCATTGCCGCCAGAGGGCGTGTCTGCCGGGCTAGAGGACTCGACGCGGGCCGCTGATGCCGCGTTCCCTGACGAGCCCGAGTCCGTAGAAGTAGTTGACTCGACACGTGCTGACGTAGTCAGGCGGCTCGACGCAGGCGTGTCTGCCGGGCTAGAGGACTCGACCCGGGCCGCTGCCGTTGCATTGCCGCCAGCGGGCGTGTCTGTGGAAGTAGTTGACTCGACGCGGGCCGCTGCCGTCGTCATCGTGGCGGACTGAGCGTGCGTTGCGGCTGTCGATTCCGCAGCAATGCCGCCGATAGTCTTCACGCCTTCTTGCGTGCTGGTCGACGACGTAGTTTCTGCGCTCGCTACGCTCGCCAGCAAGCCACGGTCTGACGCATCTGTCGCCGCTGTGGACTCAACCCGCGCCGCTGAGGTCGCGTTGCCGCCGGCTGGGGTGTCCGCCGGGCTCGATGTTTCAGTCTGAGCTGCGGTCGTCGTTTCAGAAGCGTCGGATGTGTCCGTGGCTGAAGCGGTTTCTACCCCAGCACCAGGGGTCGATTCCTCGTACTCGATAATGATCTGAGCCGCGCCACCGGTTCCGCCGGTTCGCGTGCTATTTGTTCTACGGGCGCCGCCACCACCCCCGCCAGGGGTCGACCCCGCGGACCCGTTGGTGTTAGTTGCGGAAGCACCGGCACCACCTGCGCCGCTGATATCCGTTGCGGCGCCAGGGGTAGTTTCAGCACCCGCGTTGCCGGTGGCATTGGACGCAGCGCCAGAACCGCCCCCGCCGCCGTTCGTGGCGCCCGTGCCGCCAGCGCCGCCCGCGTACTTCGAATTCCCTACCCCGCTGGTAGTGATCCCACCAGCGGTTCCATTAGCGGAGTTTGAAGGTACGGAAGTGCCAGCATTCGCCAGTGCCCCGTCTGTTGTGATCAAGGGTGCGCTGTTCGCAGTCTTGTTCAGCCAGCAGGGTCCCGCCGTCGTGCCCGGAGTGCCCCCAAGGGGCATGCTGGTATATACGGTCTGTCCTGGCGTGACAGCCAGTGCCGTAACGATAGAAACTGCGCCACCGCCGGCGCCGCCGCCCACGCCTGTTGTAGTACGCGTCCCACCGCCACCACCGGGGCCTATGCAAGTGACCTTCAGCGACGAAACCCCGGCAGGGACCTGCCAGGATGTAGTGCCTGGGTTAAGAGTGACGATGGTCATATCAGGCGAACGTCACGGTTACGCGCGGACGCGCACTGGTTGTCAAGATATCTGTCGCCGTGGCAGACGACAGCACCGGTGCATTTGGCAGCGGGATTGTTGCGTCCTGCACGCTGGCAAGCGTAGCAGATTCGGTCTGTGCTCCTGTAGTCGCGTTGCCCGCCGCAGTGGCATCTGCTGCGCCAGCGGTTTCTGCCTGCGCGCCGGTCGTCGCCTTAGTCGCCGCAGGCGCGTCCGTTGCCGAGGCTGCTTCTACCCGAGCCGCAGCAGTGGCATTGCCGGCGGCTGGCGTATCCGTTGCCGAGGCCGCTTCTACCCGCGCCGCCGCCGTCACCACCGTGGCGGACTGGGTACTTGCCGCCGCCGTGGACTCGTTGCACGAATCGGACAACGCCGACGAAGTATCCCCAGTAACGGTGTCCACCGCCGAGGATGCTTCCACTCGCGCCGCCACCATAGCGGCGGTGGCGGACTGCGTGCTGGCGGCAGTGGTAGACTCCGCTTGCGCACCAGTGACTACGGTGGCAGTAGTGCCGTCGCTTGCGTCTGTGGCCGAGGCCGCTTCCGCCCGCGCCGCAGTGGCGATGAATGTCGCGCTCGCCGTCGCAACGGCGGAGGCGCTTTCGGCGACTAGGCTACCAGTAGCGAACGTGCCTGTGCTGACATTTGAGTATGCAGTACCCGCTCGATCCCATAGGAACGTTATCTTGTACGACGTTTCCGTCGTCAGCGTCGCGGCGATCTCGGGCCAGTTGAACGGGCTCGCAGTCGTCAGTGGTGATAGTACGGACCCCGCCCAGGTTGCCGGGGTGCTGTCCCCAGCCTGCCCAGCCTTGACCTGCGCACGCCCCGTTGCGTCGTTGGCCGGAGCGGCCTTCGCCGCCGGGTAGATGACGACGTACAGACGCTCATTCTCGGTCGGGTTGTCGCCCGAGCCGAGGGGTGCGCCGCCGAGGGTGTCAGTCATATCACGGGGTCACGTTAGGCAGCGGTAGTGGTCACCTTATACCACCCGGTGTTAGTGTTGTCGCCAGTTTCTTTCACATACATGGTCGTCCCGGCTCCGCCGTCGTAGCGCATGTATATCGAGCCACGTGACGCAGTGACCACGCTCTCCGGCGACCCGTTCCCGCCGCTGATGATGTTGCCCGCCCCATACCCGACGAAGGCGGAGTTCGATGCGGCTGGGTTGATGGACCCAATGCCGGCCAGAGCGTTAGTTGGCACGCCAGCCAGCCGGGTGCCGACAGCCCCGGTGAAAACCGCGGACAAGTTGGCGGTGCGCACATTATCGTAGGACAAGGACACGGCATAGTCACTGCTCGCGGCACTGGTGTTTCGGAACACGATGCCATCGTCCGACATGCCGGAGGCATCGCTGTAGGTGACGTTGCGCAGCTTCCACCCGATGCTGCGCGTCGTGCCCGTACCTCCGCTTGACTCGGAGAAAACTGCACGGGCAGCACCAAGAGTCCCAGCCGCGACTCGCGTGTCCCATGTGGCGTTGACTTCAATGCGGCCGTTCGACAACTCGATTGAACCGACGTTCGATGCGAGAGCAGCGTTGTTTACGCCGATGACGCCCCAACCCTTCTCGGTCGAGCGGTTGTGGTCGTAGGTGAAGCCGTCAATGCTGAACGTGGACAGGCTCAAGGACGAGTTCGGCACAGTCAGTAGCACAGCGAACCCGCCGACGTGGTCAAACCGCAGGTGCTCCCAGTGCGCGTTGATCCAGCCACCGACCTTGATGGCGTGACTTGTGCAGTCGTTGAAGTGACACTCGCGCACCCGGCAGAAGGCGTCCACATATCCGGCAGCGGTGCTCAGGTCGAGCATGACGCCAGGATCTGTTGTGCCGGAGCGGAAGTTAATGCCCTCCAACAGCCAGAAGGAGCTATTGAAGTCCGAAGCATGAGCCTGGAACATCGTGCCGCCGGCTGTTCCGTTCCAGATAACCCTGGTGCCGCCGTTCGGCACACGAGACGCACTGACAATGTTGACGGCTTTTAGCGTGATCGTGCTGGAAATGACGACAGTGCCGGAAGGTAGAGCGAGAGTGCGCTGCCCGACACCATTGACATCTACCAGCACATCGAGCGCATCAATGGCCGCTTGCAACTGCGTCGTGTAGTCTCCACCGTCACCGAACACTCCGTAGTCTTCTGCATTCACCTCCGAATCTACGAACTGGCTTGTGATGTTTCCAGACTTGATGGACTTGCCGCCAGACTCGTTGAGGTCCAAGTCGCAGTCGTAGAAGTAGTTTCTCTTGACGTGGACTTCAGACGCGCCGGTCATGTCCAGGTTGATACCTCGATACAGCTTGTCGAAGGTGTTGCCCTCGATGATGACGCCGGAGACAGACACCGTCGTATCTACCTTAATGCCAACCGTGTTGTTGGTCATGGCGTGCTGCTGGAACACGTTGTTGCGGATCGTCAGAAGGTCCGCCGTCGAGCCCTCGACGTTGATGCAGTTGCCTCCGTCCATGTGGCCCTGCTCGTACCAAAACGAGTTGCCTTCTACCAGCACGCCAACAGCGTTGTATAGCCGTATCGAGTCAGACTGGCGCATCGCTTCGGCCGGATACGCCACTGTTCTATTCTGGATGAACGTATTGCCGCTGACCACAGCCCCCTTGGGGTCGCCTACTATCTTTGCGGTGCTCCCAAAAGCGAACTGACCGTTGTGGATCGTATTGCCTGTGACTGTATTGCGTCGACCGACAACTTCAAGCCCGCAAACGTGAGCTGATCCGGCGCCGTTCTTCCAGACATTGCCAGTGAACGTGCACCCCTCGAAGCATCCGCTGACCCCAGTACCTGCGTTGTTGCCGTTCAGCGCGTTGCGTGCGTCCAGCACGTTGTTGGCGAACACCATCCCGCGCACAGGGGTCTCGCCATCCCACACCGACTCGATGGCGAAGTATCCATTCGTGACATGCGGGTAGAACTGGTTGCCCTCGATGATCCAGCCATCGCTGCCGCCTTGCATCACCAAGATGCAGCCGGTGGATGAGCTATACGTTGGGTCCATCGAGTAGTTGAAGAACACGCAGTCCCGGATAGTTCCCCGGTACCAGGGTGTCGCCTCGATCATCCAGTCTTCAACGTCTTCGATCCGGCACCGATCCATGATGAAGTCAGTCGAACCGGGCCACAGCCGGATCAGGTACAGGCGGATGTTCGTGAACTTGCAGTCACGTAATGTGAACTTGTTTGTGATCGTGCTCTGGTCGGCCTTCAGCAATCCGCAGTAGATGTTGGTGCTGTTGGGGCAGTTGCCATCGAAGGTCAACTCCTCGATTATTGTGCCTGAGGCGCCAGCGCTCGACACGAACAGGAAGTCAACCGTGTGGCTGGCTTCCATCTTCAGCGTGGTGCGTGCCGCGCCTCGTCCACGAATCGTGCGCCCGACAATGGTGTTGGTCACAGCGCCGTTGAAGACATACTCGCCAGCCTGGAACTGCACCACACCTTTGCCGGATTGCAACGCGGCCAGTAGCGCCGAGGTATTCTGCGTGGCGGTTCCTGGGTCTGGCATCTCGTAGACACCATCGTCGTACGGGAAAGACTTGGCGACGGCGGTCATCGCGACCCGCTTGGTGCCGGCGGCAAAATCCACAGCCGCGCCCGCACTGGAACTGGCATGGACGCTTGTGCGAGTCAACGTGCCGCCGGTCGCCCAGGTGCCCAGCCCTGTTTCCCACTGGCCGGTCGGGTTGCCCGCAGCGTCCACGGCCCAGATCGAGTAGTAGCAGGTGTCGTTGTTCGCGCACGCTGACCCAAAGGTTCGGTAACCAGTGACCGCACCGGCCAGCGTCAGTGCTGTGGTACCAGTGGAAGTGCTGGTTTCGAGGACTCGGTCTGCTGTGATACGCATGGTGGATCCTAGTACGTCACGGTTACTTGCGGGCGGGCGCTCAGCGCCAGTATGTCAATCGCGCCAGGGTTAGATAGAACAGGTATCCCACTGCTGCCTGGGATTTCGATTTCTGCCCAGGTAAGAGCTATTGTGTACCCCGTTGGGGAAGTACACGTGAAAGATAAGCGTACGTTGCTCCAGTCTGTAATCAGACTAGTATTGAACACGTACGCCCAGTCTACCCACGAACCATCTGTTGGGATAGCCGAAGCCGTCCCCGCCGCTCGAAGAGTAGTCCCTTCGTACAGATACGCAGAAAAGTTGAAAGCTGCGCCACCCGAAGCCGGGATGGTTGGTCCGACACTGCTCGCCCGTACTACCCGGTAGCGTACCCTACAAGTCCCAGATACCGGCGTACCTTCCGGTGGGCTAGTGAAGGTTGCGAAGTAGTGGAAACTGGACCCGTTCGCCCCTAGGATATAGTCTGAGTCGCTCGCTACGACTTCATCTATGTCCGCCCAGGTGCCCGATGCGTTCTGCGGGGCTTGCGCCACGCCGTCTGGCCGGATGTACTGCATCCGAACCGGCGTGTCCGTCGCGGCCGCAGTCTCGACACGCGCCGCCGATGTGACGAGCGTCGCCGCTGGCGAGTCAACTGCGGTAGCCGTCTCGGCCTGCGATGCTGGGACGTTTGCGCCGGTAGACGCAGTGTCAAAGGCTGCGGACTTGACTACCTTGGTAGTAGTATCCCCGCCGTAAGCGCTGCCGTCCCAGATCGTCCAGGCGATGACGTAGCTGGTGCCCGGATCGAGTTGCGTCGTCGGCGGTAGCAGCGCGTCTACCGTGTTCGCACCAAGAGGGAGAAGGGGCGCGATTATCGACCCGAAGGTCCCGGCTTCTAGCGCGGCCCCAGTATCATCTTTCCCGGTCCGGATTCGTGCCGCGCCGGTGTCGTCATTCGTGTAGTCCGCTAGCGCGGTCGGCACGACTGCCCAGTAGAGGGTCAGTGTCGAACTGGTAACAGTCCCCGCGCCCGGCGCAAAGACGTTCTCCCCTGGCTTCGTCTCACCGACGAAACCGATACCTGGGAGCAGGTTGCGCTCAGACATATCAGGCTACGTTTATCTTCGGGTCGACGTAGACCTTGGCATTTGCGAACTTCGCCAGCCCGACCCTGCACCGAATGTAGCCAATCACATCCACTGAGATGGTAGCCGTGAGTGTGTGCGTTCTGGAGACGAACCCCCCAGCCCAGGACGCGGCTGTATCAGCTCGGCCGGTGCCGTCGGCGAGCACATTGCGCCCTAGAGTTCCAGCTACCAGTGGGCAATCGTCGTCGTATTCCAGCCAAGCGTGCGCGCTGTTCGTCACACGCTGCGTGCCGGCCAACCCAGGCTCGCCCATGTACTCGATTTCCATGAACAGTTCGGAGGTCGTGAGGGCGGCGGCTTCGTCGTGCCCGACCTTCATCGTCACCGTTTTGCTGCCAGTGGAGCTTATCAGGTTGTAGACCCACGGCGTGTAGAGTGGCTGCACCTTCGCGCAGTTGGAACTGGCTGTCATAGCCAACGAATATGGGACGGCGTCCCCGGTGCTCTGCATACCGATGGCGCCACCAGTCAGATATACAGTAGCCTGCGAATCCTCCACGATGCCAGTAGAGTCTTCGTAGAAGTATTCAAGAATATCCGCACTCGCACCGACCGGGGCGCAGGCGTGCATCTCGACTTTTTGAGTGATGGCTGCTGGGGCTGTGCCGGTGCTGGCACGGCTGCTATTCAGTACGCAGTTGTAGTAGTAGATCTCACGGCATCCGGTGACAGATTGATTCACCAGATTTGTAGCGTAAGACCAGTCGCACCCGTAGCTGCGAACCACAATCCTAGAATTCGACCCCAGGTCGAATAGTAGAATCGGAGCCGCCCCGGCGGTGTCGATGCTACAGTTTATGAACTCAGAAATACCCCCCGAGGCAACTATGCCGCTGCTAGCGTTCGCAAACTTGAACGTGCATCTTTCAAATGTGAAAAACGCTCCAGCACTTCCGGCGGTAGCTCCTAGGTTTACGTCGGCTGTCGAGGAGTTTGAAGCAATATTGACAATGCAATCTACACATTTGAAGGTAGCGAACGAGGCGTTAACCTGTATGTCCGCAGTGCCAGAAGTAGAGCCTACTCCGGGTCTAAGCACCATCCCGCTTATATACAACCCGGCGACCCCTGACGCACCCATGATCAATTGAAAAGCACCCGTCGTGCCTTCAACCGCGCCGGTCGCTGGCGCATCCGAATTGTCTTTATCAACGCAGATGACGGTAACGATCCCGCCACCGGTCTCTGGCAGTGTCCAGGTGTTGGTGGCTCCCGGCAGGTAGCTATGAGTCTTGTCGACCTTGATAATGTCGCCGCTGACGATGCTGGTGATTAGCGTCATCAGCGCCGAGATGGAAGTAGCCGCATTGGCCCACCCACCAGCCTCGGTACCTAGGGAGTTGTT